TGTTTTGCTGTATCTGCATCCGCAACAGGAATTTTTAATCTTGGTGTAATATAAATATCATAAAATTCAATATCTACTGATAATGTAGATAGTGCCGCACCGGAACCTGCTGAAGCAGTTGCATTAATGTACGCTCTTAATTCTAAAGTATTTGGAGTCTGTCCATCTAAGTCTGAAAATATATTACTTGAATATTCCGTTGCACTTGTATTAGTTATTGAAAGAGTTTGCTCTCCAGTAGTGCTTGTATTTGTAGTAGTATCGTGTAATGTATTTCCTGCATTTGCCGTATAATCATAAGCAATAAAACTAAGAGCAGCAGTACCAGCTACTATATATTCTGCACTTATTGTGAATTTAATTTTTGCAGTAACAGTGAATGCAGTCAATTCGTGTTCAAATTGTGGAATATTAAACTTAAAAACCAAAGTGTCATTCCCGCCAACAGTAGTTCCGTTTGCAGTAATATTAAAGTCTCCTGCAACAAGTTCTGATTTACTGGACGTATCAGAATCAATCATATTTGCACCGTTATCACTCAATAAAGCATAATCATCTGATGCGTTTACTGATAGTGGTCTAACCTTAAATGATCTATCTAAATCAAAATTTGTTTTATTAGCATATCCGCCTTCATAGCTAAAACCATTATTATTCACATCATCAAGTGGAACAATTACAATATTGCCATCATCTAAAACATTTGATTCTATAAAATGAAGCCGTGCATCACCAGCAGATGTAATGTCATCATGTGCAAGTGCTATAATTTCATTATCTCTTATGACATCAACAGGAGCAGGAAAAACATATCCATCTCTACAATTAGCTGGACTTGATACAGTACTTGTCTCTGGTGTAAAAGCACCATAAACTAATGGAAAGTATTTTTTACTGGTCGTTGTTTTCGTCTGTGGAATACTAATAAAATCCCACGGACGTTGCTCTGTGAGCGTTAATTTGATTGAAGCATCATCATGTGATATATCAATAAGCCTTCCTTGATAGACTTGTAGACAGTTGGCAAGTGTAGAATCTCCATTTAACTGTGAGTATATCTTTACACTGCGATTGATATATTTTCGTGTTCCTAAGAATAGTTCCGCAGAGAAGTCATCACCTTTATATTGGAAGTTCACCACACTAAGTGAGATATTACCTGTCTTGGCTGTGCTTTTGGCAAGATCAATGGATGAACGAACAGAAGGAGTGTTCGTTATTGCTCCATGATAGAATACAGAATCAACTGTTGTATCTGCTAATGATATTGGAGTAAAACTTGAACCGCCGTCATAATACAACTGGACGATCCAGTTCTCTTGTATATTTCCTTGCTTAGAAGCGGAAGAGTATGCGGAAGGTAACGTGAGACTCATGCAAGATTGAGCCTTTGTGCTTTTTGGATAGCCGGGATAATATGATCAATAACTGTTTCATCAACTAATGGTGCGGAGATGTTCAATGTGATTCCGCCTTGTGGACCTTCAATATTTGGTGATCCTATTGGTGTGACCTGGACTCTTTCACGTCCGCCAGGATTATCACCAACCATCATCATCTGTGGACCGGAAGTCACGAAGTCACCACCTGTTGCGAATGATGATAAGGCTTTATCCATTAATCCACCAGCAACCGCACCACCACCAGCCGCTAATACTAAATTCAATGGAAATGGAACTGTTTTAAGAACGGAAGAAATATATCCAGCAACGGCTTCCATTGTTTCGGCACGAACAACTGCTTTCATGGCATCTTTCGCTGAACCATGAACAAGTGCCGCCTGTTTTAATTCATCAAGCACTTGCTGCTTTTTCGTTTCGTTTATTTTATTCTGTATTATTAATTGTGCGTTAGCCCGTGCTTCACTTTTACTACCTATTTCTCCTTCTTTGATTTCTATATCTCCAAGAATATCTAATTCATCTTCAAATTCAGCGTTCACTGTAGATAATGCTTCTTTATACATATTATTGTGATCAATTATTTTTTGTAGTCTGTCAAGCTCAGCTTGTCCGGCTTCTGTAAATTCAAAGAAGTTTCCCATTTTTGTAACTGCTAAATCATCTTCAAGAGTTTTTATGCTCATTAATAACATTGCTTCAGTACGTTTATCCAGTGATCCCATTTTGTCCAAACGGCTCATGGTTTCTTTTGTAGTGATTAATTTTGCTTCAATAACTGCGATGCGTTCTTCTGTATCAACTATTCCTTCTAATGTAGTATTTGATAATCTTAATTGTGTAATATATCCACTGACCGCTTCAGCCGCACCTTTGAATCCTTTTGCTATTTTTATAACAGCCGGAGCAAGTAATACACCAATAGATTCTGCCGAATCTCCGATGGCGTTCTTCATTTGTTCAATGGAACCACTCATTGTATCTGCTTGTGCCTTTGCCTGTCCGCCGAACATATTCGCAAGGTTACCTGTCAGAGATTCAAGTCTTTCTGTTGATCCAGCCGCACCTTCAACAGTAACACCGTATCTGCTCATGGCATTCATGGATGTCCCAAATGTCCGTCCAACAAGTTGTGCCGCCGCATTTAAATCTGTTCCGGTTGCGGCAGCATAGTCCAATGTTACGGCTGTTAATCTCTTTAATGCTTCCTCATCCTTTGTAAATGCCGCCATCATAGACATAGCTTCAATAGTTGCCTCATCACCAAATGCAGTGACCTTCTGAAGCGATGAAGCATAATTCAGTAATGTCTTAGATGTTCTGCCAAGTGCCGTTTCAAGTTTCTTTTCTGCAAGTTCTTGTTGTCCTGAAGCATCAATGACTGCCTTGAATCCAGATATGATTCCTCTGGCACCAAAATAAGCCGCACCGGCAGCTAATGCTGACTTACCTAAAGACCTAAGACCTGAATCAATGCCTTTCAGTCCTTTCTTGGTCTTATTAGCACCTTTTAGCTTGGTTCTTAATACAATGTCTTTAGCCATTATTTCTTCTTTTCCTGATCTCGTTTCATACAGGCATTCATTTCTTCTTCAATGAATTCAAAGTATTTCATCCTGTGCCAGTCCGCTTCGTCCAGTGATGGAGCAGCCGGAATGTTGAATCGCTTTACCATCATGTATTCACGGATATAGTTCTGGAATTCTTCATCCAGGAACAGTTCTGCATTGGCAAATAATGGAATCTGATAGAATAACGATTGCCCGGCAGACCATTTGGACCGTTCAGCTTCTTCTCCGATCCGTTCAAATTCATTCCATACTTCAACTTCATTATATTTTATTTTTTTGTTAAGTGTTGGCGATGTCGCTTTATATGGAAAGGAAATAAACCCAGAGCCGGGAGGACCAAAATACGATAACCAGACATTTAAACGACACCGCCATTCGCTTTTTTTTCGATAACCAGATAATTTTGAATGATTGCCTGACCTAACATATCTATCTCCGCATCGGTCAATCCTTCCACTGCTGATTCCGGATTAGTGAATGCAATGGATAAAGCCATTTCGATCGTATCGTAATACTTATTCCAGTCTATTTCATTTGATTGATTCAACACCGCTGGTGCATACGATTGTGAATGTATCGAATGAAGTTTCCGGCGATCTTTGAATGTGATTGAATTGACCTCCCATTTTCTTTTTAGAGCTTCAATTTCCATGTATTTCCTTTTTTATTTTTAATTTACCAGGCTGATTGTGATTCTCCATTGAACAACTGTACTTGTAAGGCTTCATCTCCATCGCTTGTTCCTGCCTGTACACATTCAAAATTCAACGTATGAAATACCCCGGCATCACTTAAATCCTGGTCTGGCATGGATACGTGCTGAATTTCAGCAAGAATATTCATTTCCCCGGCTGAGCTTACAGTACCATCACCCCAGATAAGTTTTAAGGTCATAGTGTCACCATCAACAAAATCCTGAAGCACATTCATTCCTGCACCATAATCTATTTCAGCATCATATTTAACACCCATTGATCCTGTTACAGCATATTCTGTTATTCCAATATATTCCGCATCTCCAACAGAATTATGTGAAGGTGATCTCACTGCATTGTTTGTAATAGTAATGCTAAAATCCTTCAGAATTAAATCCTGCAAAGTATCTCCATCAACATCTAATTGTTTGGTATCCATATCAGACATGGAATAATAAGATGTCTCTGGTGCAACCCATGTCCCGCCTGAAAAATCCTGTTCCAGTCCAGATGTGCTTAATCCATTTCCGCTTCCTTGATAACTATGACCTGAATAAAAATTACCACTCAAGGTCATTAAATTATTATTTGATCCGGCTGAAAATGCCATCGTTAATTCATTAACAATATTCCCATTGATTCGGATACCTTCACCCGCTGTTCCAGTATCATAAGCAAGATTCACTGAATGAGGAAGATTACTGCTTATAGTTCCACCAACACTTGAAATCATAGTGCCTTGTCCGCCTATTTCTGTTGTGTGAATATAGCTACCAGATTCAGAATGTTCCTGTGCTACAAGAGTAAGAAACTGAGCCAGAAGTTTCGGTGTTGCCCAGAATTCAAACGGTGTTGTTACCGTTCCTCCTTTTGAGCTGGTGTATGTATCGCTTTTGTGTTTTACAAGTCCTCTCCCCGATAACAATCTTGATTCTCTGACAATCTCAATGGATGGTCTGGTTGCCTGAAGAACTGGCAACTGCCGATAAGCCGTCCCATCTGCACCGCTACTATCAACAGATACACCATAGCCGCTACTATTTGGTTCAGCTTTTATTCCAATTAGAGGAGTAGTTGGAGCAAGGACTGTTTTACTAATTGCCATTTTTGTTCTCCTTTACTTTTTTGATGATTCCCATTGCTAACATTTCATCGGCAATGGCTTTTTTTAATGTGATTTCCTTTCCTTCATTTAATGAATTAAATTCATCAGAAGAACAAGGAACACTGTTTGCTGTCATTGAACTGAATTTATCATATCCATTGACAATTCTTTTTTTATATCTCATTATATCGACTCCATAACTACACAATTAAATACCATACTTGCTCTTAAAATATCCGGCACATCCGGATCTTGCTCATATTCTATCGACTCGATCCGCCCATCGTGGAATTTGTAACTCGATGAAGGAGAGTAGGCTGAATTGTTATGCAACAATCTTTTGCATCTCTCCGCCCGTTTTGATAGATGATCAATATTATTCTCAAATTCTCCGCCTTTGTTCATCTCGTAAGTGATCAAAACAGAATAAGCTCGGACCTGGCCGTTTGACATTAATTCTATCATATCATCAGATTGCGGCATGATGGCGATGGATTCATTGCCTGAGTTCTTATATCCCACTGGCAGATTAAACTCATCTTCAAGCAGTTTTTCAATAGAGTCCAGGACATTTGTCTTTATTATATTTGTATAACTTATCGCCACAGCCTTGCCGTCTTGATCTTTGGATTATCCTGCATTCCGGACACTTCAAGTTCCCATTCGTCTGATGTTGAATTGTACACGCCAGGACTAAAACGACAATACATCCCATGTCCCACATTCTGGAATGAACCGTCTATCACTTCGGCACTGGCCACCTGTGATATTTTTAAAGATGTTCCGTCACCAATATAAGAATCAAACTTCACACCTGAAGCAGTCCCGGCGGTGAATGTTCCGGTTGTGTTGATCTTGATCTTTATCAGGTCCCAGTCCACTGCTGGATTCCCACGAACATCAACAATATCGCCAGTGGTTGAACCGTTCGCTGATATTACTCTTAATTGTTTTTGACGTTCACCTTGATTCCATAGTCTGTATTTCCCGGCAACTAACTGATCTAATAATCCCAATCCAGTTTCAGCATCTATTGCACGTTTTTCAAGTTCGTCTGCAAGTTCCTGGTTCAATGGTCGGACAAGTGAGCTGCAAGTAAGCAGTGCGTTTGACTTGATAATGATCCAGTCATAATCACGAGATGATGCTGAAGCCGTTCCCACACCTTTCCTGGATACTATTGGAAACGGTACAAAACTGCGGATGCGTTCTGCGGCTTCGTTGTTGATCCGTGTCTTTAAAGTTTCCCAATCCACACCGGCTTCCATCCGATCTTCGTTTGGCGAATTACTTGAATTATAGACATAAGTAATATCCGGGCCTGAATCATAGAACCATTCATTGTTCTCTGTCAACGCTGCCAGATTGGCCTGTGCCGATCCAAGTTCATTTCCGTTCATGTATAACTGACTTACAAAGCCGGATTGTGTATAATATTTATTGCTTGTAAATACCGCCCAGTTCGTCAGCAGTTTCTTCTGATCGTAAACATCAAGATCAGGAACTACTGCGATCAGGTCTGTGGTTGTGTTTGAATATGCTGTTTCAACTGTGCTCATGCTTTCACCTTTTCCTGTTCCTCCATTAATTCAGGAACGTCTAATTCTTTTATTAATCTTTTAATTTCTAATAAGTATGTCAAAATACCGTCTATTTCCTCAGATAATCTTTTAAGTTCTTCAATGACCTCATCTAAACGCATCTTATCCGATCCGATAATGCCTTTGCACGATTCGGTGTTTGTACTGCCCATTTTGAATCAAGCATCTCATCGGCTGCTGATTCCCATTCTTCATTCTTCAGATGTTCAATCGTTTTCTTGAACTTTGATACTCCATTTACTCCTAACTGATAACACATCTCAATCATCACATCCTTGACTGTACCAGGAAGATCAGCATACCATCCAAACTTAAATTCAATACTTCTGATGAGTGCTTCCAGTTTTCTTTGCAGAATAATGTTTGCAATATCCTCATCTAATACAAGGTCCTTGATCGCAAATCCGTATCCAATGGTGTCAAAATCGAGCGTATCTCTATATAACTTCGCTCGAAAGCCTTCATGTTTACGGATGGAGTTAAGCAGTTCAAGAGTGACCATTAATTATCGCTTCTTAATCCACGAATGAATTCTTGTATACCATGTCCGGCAATGTTGTCTATTGCATCCACCAGCCACGGCTCAACTGTTTTATTCCAGAACTTCTTGGTGTACTTCCATTTGCCCATACCAAGTGTGCAAGTAACTCCTATACCGTACATAATCATCCCAAATTGTGCCTTTATCCTGTTGTTCGGTATCTTCTTTAGTATCCATGCCACTGCCACCGCACCAATGCCTCCTGCTGCATATTGCAATGTGGACACTCCTAATTTTGCGATCAACCATTCCATAATTAACCTCTCTTAAATAAAAATCCTATTAATGTTGTAAAAAATAAAGCCACAGTCGATCCGACTCCAGTGATAGCACTGATGGCTTTCTCGTTTGATCTCACTCTGCCGTTTATCTGTTCCAGGTGGACCATTTGCTTATTCTGTGATTCAACCATGTATTTTAATGCTCCTTTCACTGCCACCATATCTTCCTTCAGTCCATTGCGGAAATCGTTTACTTCTTTATGATTCATTTCTTTTGAAAACCTTGTCTATCACTTTTTTGCCTACATATATAATTGCCACTACAGAAACTATCATCAACCAGTCCACCATTGGATTACCATAATCTGATTCTACTGCTAAAATTGGAGTCTTGATCATTAATGGCTGTACTGCAAGGCTGTCCATTAAGAATCATCTCCGTTATCAATACCATTCCTTCGGCAAGACGGATCATTCATTGTCTTGTCATATCTTGATATGTCAATATTTGCTAATGGCTTTTCAATCCTCAGTTCTTTTAATGCTGAATTTTGTATCACCAGTTTATTACCTCCTGAGACTTCTGCTTTACCTGTGAACGGATCGGTTTTAAGTTCGTATATAAAGAATACAGTCTTGTACAGGCCCACACGAATGATCCTTCCCGGTCTACCATCGATCCATACTGTGTCATCGTTGTTGTAATCATTTCCAATGAATATCATTAATCCTTCGATTGCCGACTCTATAAGTCTGCGAATCAAAAATAAAAGTGCTAATCCGCCTAACCACCATATCTGAGATCCAAGTAGATTCTGTATTTCCTGCTCATTCAATCGGTTCAGTCCATGTATTCTTAGCTAATTCTGTTAGAATTTGGCTATGATTATAAGTGGTCATTCCGTCAAAGCAATCAGGAGTATCTCCATCCCATTTTAAAATTGCCTTTGTGCCGTCCAGTGTTTTTCTCAGAGTAGATACTCCACTCTGTATAGCATTGGCACATAAGTTTTCCAACTGCTCATCATTATAAGATGCTAATGTGATTATTACCCACTTTCTGTTGTCGTGGCTCATGGTGTGTCCTTTACAATATCATCTGAAGCCATGTTTGTCATTAGACCGGGATTGCCATTGACTTTTTTGACTGAAACATCATCAATATACCAAGTAAATGTGTCATCCTCGCCATCCCCTGCATAAAATCTAATATCAACGCCTGTAGTATCAGAAATAAAATATCCTTCTACTTTAGTCCACGATGCTGAATATACATCACCAGCTACAACTCCTGAAGCTCCGAAAAAATGATTTAATGAGCTTCCTCTTGCTTGAAAAGCTATCTTATTTGTAGCATCTCCATAAATCCACGCAGATGCTCTATATACAGAGCCAGAAATTGTTGTAATTGTTTGATAAATTCCAGCGTAGTCATCTGTTGTTGTAACACCTCTTGAATAAGTTCCCCCGTGCTCCTGTGTAGTACTACGAACATTTGCTGTTGGATTATCACCATCACCAGCATAATTTGCCCAATTCGCATCAAGTTCCATATCCCCATTAGTAACCAACTCACTCCCCAAAGTCGGATTCACTTGGTCTGCAATAAGATTGAAATCATCCAAAACACCATCGCCCATTCTCCACCAGCCTTGAAGATTCGCTGAATTTCCATCATCGTTTAAATCTGAAGTTCCTTTTGATTGGTATAGAGCAGAAATATCTCCTGCACTCAAGGCGGTGTTCCATATTGCGACTTCGTCAATATTGCCACTAAAATCGTAACTACCTTCGCCTAATCTGCCAATCAATAAATTGACAGTATCGTTGTCTATTGCAGCAGGAGTTGAAGTTGTATTGGTTGCATCTAATACTGCATCTACATACACATTCACACTTGTTGATGGAATAAATATAAAAGCAACATGATGCCAAGCCCCATCACAAATATTTACATCTCCTGTTGCAAAATATCCAGTTCCACTATTAAAAAGACCACCCGATAAAAAATTACTCGCATTTATGGCTAAATGGAAATTTCTTTCACTGTCATTATCTTTAGAAACTATTATTTTTACTGCTCCTGTATTTGATGTTTTTATCCAAGCAGATAATGTTAATGCTCCTGTTACTTGTACAGAAGCATCATTACCACAGTCTACATAATCATTCGTGCCATCGAACTCAAGTGAATAGTTGTTCTGTAAACCAGCACCACCGCCAAGAACTGAAACTAATCGTGATGGAAACATTAGTCTTTGATGATTCCTAATCTAATATCAATCGCATCAGCGGCTCTTGCCGTTCCTGTTTCTCTGATAACTCCGCCAACATAAACGCTTTGCGAAGTAGCCGATGCACCGATGAGTGTTAATCCAACATTACTTTTAGTGGCTATCTGACCATTGATCATGTCCACATAAGAACCTGATCCGATGTTTATTATTCCTAATATTCCATCCAATACTGTGTCAGCACATGATACTGCCGCATCTAATGTTCCGAGATTGGTTGAGTCTTGTGTGAATACCAGGTCAATTTCAACACCGGCATCTACCGATGTGTTGGTCTGATCTATTAAACAAATAGAATGTAATAGTGATCTTCCGCCTGGAACTGATACAGCGTTGGTAATTTCTACTGGATTGAACAGGACATCGTTCGCATCGATTGTTGATGTTTCAATGGTCGGTGTGACTGTGATAATATCCACATCCATCTTGCCGAGCCGTTCAACAACGCCAAAATCTCTAATTTTTGTGTATGCCATTTTGTTTCTCCTTTTCTGATGCCTTGCCGAGCATGACAACTCTCATGGGCATCTCGGTTAATTATTTAATCTTTTTTCTTAGTCTTCGGTTTTGGCTTTGGCTTCGGTTTATTCTTGCCGTCCGCATCACATTCCTGGAATCTATCTTTCAATGACTCCAGGTCATGGTTCAGCGGATCATATTTGATCACCACTCCGTTTGACTTCTTAAAATATTTATCCATTTTTAATCCTTTAGACGGGCGGGAAATGAATCCCGCCCATCATCAGTTAATCAATTAAGATTATGAAACGTCTGATAAAATATAGACACCAAAAGTATCTTTTATCTCAATTTCGCCCCAGAAACCGGTAGCAACGTAGTTTGTCGCTCTCAGCATCTCATCTCTTTCGGCTCTGATCCGGAACAGACCTTCTGCTCCTACACCAAGACCGATTCCGCCTGAAGACATTGCAAATCCAGCAGCATCGCCACCAGAACCGACATTCTCTTCAATTTGGTCTGACCAGTACACATTGAATCCTGCAAGAGTACCAACGAATCCCGTCTGGAATGCTTCCTCACCTTTTCCGCCCATCAGTCCAACTGGTGCCGCTTTACCTGTGTTGGATGTGGATGTACCAGTTGTATCAACTGCCGCATTGTGTAGTAAGGCAATAATTCCTTTGGATCCCCATACCTGTTTCGGTGATAGTACCAACGAATAAGGCATTGGAGCAGATGCTGCACGTAATTGACGCATCGCACCGAAGACATGAGACAAAGCCAGACTTGTCCCAGCACCACACTCTGTTTGACTAAAGCCTGTGCCTAAGCTCGTCAAGTCCGAATCGAGCTTCGCTGCCACTGCGTTGCCGAGAGCGGCTCCGCCTTCACCAGCTATGTCATCGCCTGATCCCATAAGTACCAGATCGGAAACTGTCGCTGCGATAACGTGTTCTGATATCGTTGCAGTCCTGGATGTTGATGTGATCGCCACTGCCGTTGTCGTTGTCGCCTGAGTGGCTGCTGTCACATTGCCTGAAGTTAATTTTGTCCAATCACCAAATTGGACTGAGTTTGATCCTCTTGCCGCCTGTTTTACAGTGACAATTGGAAACATCACGTTGACATGGTTAAATGCTTGTATAGCATTACCGACAGTTTTGCCGATTCCGCCTGCCATCGTGGAGGTATTAGTTAAAGCCATTGCTTAAACTCCTTTGAGTAAAAATTTAAAAAATCAGTCATACGATTTCTTCATAGTTCCAGGACCGAATCCTCCGAACACTCTGATCTTTTTCAATGGCTTGCCTTTCTGTACTCGCTCACCACGTTCTTCGTGGATGTCGAGATAATCATCGTAACTGACACTTGATCCTTTATATGTACATTCAATGTCTTTTCCTCCGTTCACTTTCTTATGACGGAGTTCATTGTCCGGATCAAGTTTCTTTTTAAAGAAGTCAGTCGCTATATCCAATTTTGATCTTACCTGATGTCTGCGGATTATTGGCTTTCTGGTATCCTTTCGGATCAATAGTTGCCCACTCCTCGAAAGAAGCATATCCGCCTGTGGATGTTGGTTTGGAATTGTCCACCGTAGCCGGTGAAGGTTTCGTATTGACTTTTGAAACATGAAACTCCAACTCTGTGAGCGGAAGTTTCCCATAAATAGTGCGTTCATCTTCAGGTAATACAGCCAATAGTGTTTCACGCCGATTGGATTGATATTCATCCCATGCCTTTGACTTCTTCTCAGAGGTTTCAAGTTTGGAAGTCATATCAGCGATGATCTTATCATATTCGCCTTTCTCTTCCATCTGCTTGATCTTCCGGGATTCTTCTTTATCCGTGATCTGCTTCTGTAGTTCATCATACTTAGACTGTAATGTGTCTGATCTTTCGATCGCACTGTTCAACCGTTCTTTCTTTTGCATTACTTCACGCAACAATTCTGTTTCCCGGTTGTCAGTTCCAGAAGTGTTCAGACCTTTAGCGGTCAACTCTTGTGCTGTATCTTGCACTTTTACTTCGCTCATATTCTTGAGTCCTTTCTTTTATTTATGAAATTCATTTGCCGATGGTTATCTTTATATCCTTTGCCATGTATTTATCCGCTTTCCGTGCCACTTCTTTCATAAGGATGTTCACGACTCTGGTCTTGTTTTTATCACTGAGATCGTAAAGGTCAGCACCTTTTTCTTCTTTTAGTCCCAGTACCACTTCGCCACGTTCAAAGTTCAATTCAAATAATGTATTCTTTGTCTTTGATTTTGATGTAATCCTGCGAAGTGTTTCGCCGGTAAGTTTGGCATTCACGAATCCTGACTGTGTATCAGTTGACACACCTTCAAATCCTTTCAGCTTCCGTCCGGCATCACGGACAAATGTCCGCATATTATTCTTCTTATAGTCTGCATAAGTATATGATTTACCTCTGGTTGAATATCTTATCCCGCTCTTTTCGTTCTGGAACTTTCCTTTGTTCGCATCGGCAATGATGAAAGACTTAGCTGCTTCACCAGCCATCTTCCTGGAACTGTCACCGAGATCCATTATTTGGTGAGCTTTCATGCCCGTGCCATCTCCTGTGATTCAACCACTACCCAGTCATGTCGGCAATTCCATCCGCCACGCTCATCAATAGGAAGTGGAAGTTCATCCAACTTATATCCAACGGCATTCTGTGGATCTGTTAATATATTAACACATTCATCTCGTGTAACATCATCCAGTGGGCCTACATATTGGAACAATACATCCGCATCCTTAAACACTTCGCCTGTTGTTGCATTTGATAATCTGGCAAATGAATCGTTCACTAACACTCTTGTCTGAGCCGATGTGAGTATCTTATCCTTACCGAATGACTCAAATAAACGTGCTGATAAATCTTTTGCCGGTGTGCCTGATATAATGCCACGAAATAATTCTGTTTTTAAATTCGATGCAAACTTTAAATAATCCTTTCCCAGTTCTTCAAATTTCAATAGCCTCATTAATTCCACTGATTCAAGATTGACTGTTGATATTCCCGGTATTCCTAACTGTGCCGCTCGTCTGATCGTTGCTTCTATTTCACCATCAAATGATTTGTATAGGCTTTCCAATGCACCACTTAGTCCAAGATTATCCATCTCTTTCACAAAGTCAATGCCTCTGGCAACTTCAATAAGTTCACGGCTGTTCAATTCCTGCAATCTTGGAATGAGTAATCTCAACCTGTCCATGAGTTCATCCTGGATTGATGATAGATCATTCATGTAATTGTCTACGTAATCAGGCACTGATCAAGTCCAGTAATGTTTGCGGTTTCTGTTGTTCAACAGGAGGCGGTGCTTCTGCGATCTTTTCTTCTTCCAGTTCTCCCATCTTTGATTTCAATTCTTCATCACTCATATCAGGATTGAACTTCAATAATAATTCTTTGCGTGTGATCAGGTTGTGTCTTAATTGAAATTCTATCCATGCCATCTCATCACTTACCGACTTCGGAAATCCTGCTTCCGCATAATCAAGTGTAAGAGTTTCAGGCAAAGACTTGCCAGTGTGTGTTTCATATACAATATTATCAATCTCATATCGGTTCTGCTCCCATTCACGCCATAAAGGAATATCCGATTCCCGGACTTCCATGTTCTCCATTGACATGATCTTCAACGCTTCGCCTGATGGCGGAGTCCCACCTTCTCCCCACCTGACCGCCAACGAATGATTCTGTGCCACCTGGTTGATCATCAGTTTGATGGATTCAAGGTTGCCACGTATATCTGAGTTCGGAGATACATATTCAAACGATGAAGCCGGATCACTTAATAATATCAGTTTGTCAATTCCTGCTTCAATGGTGTCCTGGTCTGTGATACCTTTGGCGATAGGCTGACCAAGATTATATCTGATAGCTAATGCCGTTTCCGTCATGGCTACCGATATTTGAACTGCTGCACGAACCACATCTAAAGCGTTGGACTGATAACAGGCGTGTGATATTGGAATGATACCATATGGATTCACCATTTCCGGATTGCCTGGTACTGCTTTGATCTTTCCGTTTTGTGAGAACATGAAGTGTTGTCCCATCTCACCATCTCTTGACTCTGACCAGAATACAAATTGCCTGTCACTGTTCATGGCCCGTCCGATCTCATATGATACTGCAAACGGTTCTGATTCACCGTTGACATAATACTTCTTCACGTTCGGAAGAATATCATACTCCAGACGTTCTTTGTTGGTGTTCCACTTCGTACGCATGGAAGAATCGCCCATGAGCCACGTCAGTTCTGCCATCTCACGAGTCTTTGTGTTCAGGTGATATGCTATTGCTTTATAATCATCTGACTCCTCACCGTCCAGAAGTCTCAGTGGTGGATTCTTGTATAATAACATTCTTGCCCGTGCAAATCGTGGAACGATGCTTTGTGGAAATGCCGGAACCTGTCTTAGATGTTTTGATCCGCTGAACCATTCATCAATATGCGTGTCCAGGTTGCGGTTGTAATAGAAGTCCAGTGCAGTGTTCCGTTCTGCTATCTCATTATCTTCTTTTAAATAATCAGACCTCTTGAAAGACTTTAATACTGCATCCTTGCCGTATTCCGGTAATACAACCTTGTTCACTGATTCACCGAAGTAATTGTTCACCATTGTTTCACCGTTGCGATACGTTCATGGATCGGAAACAACCAGTTGATTGCATATCCCATTGCATCTGAAGCGTGTGTCTGTTCCGGATCACGCTTATCAATATCACCGTTTCGCCATACGTTTCTTTCCATGTCCATAATAAGATTCGGACAGTTGTGGAATGTGATTCGTTCTTCACGTAATAGACGATTGACTGCGTTCACACGATCACGGACTGGTGGATTCTTTCTTGGTGCTAATACCTGGAATCCTGACTGTCGCATGATGTCGTGATCTGATTGTGATGATGATGTCTTCCGTGCTGATCCTGTACTGTCCGGCATGACCTTGATGCCTGGATACTTCTCCTTCAGTGCTTCTGCCATGTCATACGTGCCTGAGTTCTTCAGTCTTATTTCATCGAACACCGCTATTTCTTTTGAAGTGTATGCAAAGACACAAACTGTATTCGCATCTACGTTGTAATCTTGTCCTGCTGCGATCTCCCATCCTTCCGTTTCACGCTTCATCACGTGCTTATCCCGGTTGAAGTCTTTATATACTCTGCCTTGTGTGAGGTTGACGAACTTGCCGTGAACATACGCATCGATCTGTTCCTGTGAGTATGCAGCTAATAATGAATCCTTGTAGTCCTGCGGAAGATATGGATTGTCCAGTGTGGATGCGGTCACCGTGCCGATGTCTATCTTGTTTGACTGTGACAGTACGTATCCCCATCCAAGTTCCTCCGGTGTGCCTGTTAAAAATATCTCAGACTGTGTTGCATCAGGATGTCGGACTCTTGCAGTCATCTGTTCAAATACTTCACGCTTCTGGATGAAAGGCTCATCAATACCAGCCCAGGCAAGATTAGGACCACGTAAACTATCAGGCTTGTCGCCAGAGCCAATCCAGATAAGACCATCCCAGTTATGGATACGGAACTCGCCTTTGTTCTGATTGAATGTAAAGTCGATGTCACTTCTTCTGAATATCTCCTTTAACGTCAGGATGATCGTCTTCTGTGCCAGTCCGTGCGTTGGACTTACGTACATCCCCGGAAGTGGTTTGTTTATATAGCTTAAGAATATGCTTCTTAACGCCCCGATGTATGTTTTGCCTGAACCGTATCCGCCCACCATGAGACGATACCGGTTTGGTAAATTCCACCATCGGAGTTGATGAGATAGCATCTTGTCTTGCTTGATCTTGAACTTCATTCAATGATGACTTCATCCCGTGTGATCCGTTGTTCAATGTATTCCCGTGACTTCCCATCAGTCCTGTCCAATACTTCCTTGATCGCATTCAGATTACCATGCTCCGCCATCATTAATAGTTTATCCATTATATTTTCACGGCGTGTCTTGTCTTTCTTTGATGTGTCCAGGAGTTCATTTAATATATCTTTTGCTGAGTTTCTTCTTCCGTTGAGGTTTCCGGATTGTCCAGGTTTGAATTGTTTTCCAATATTATTCCCATTTCCGAACTGCCCATTTTTCCGCCTGTTTGCCGTCTGTTCACTCATCGCCCACAATACCAAGAGATACAGGTGTTTCTATGTAGTCAAATAGTTCTTTCACCTTATGTGAATCATTCTCATACACATCGAATTCCAATCTCCAGCAATGTGTCATCTTGAGATTCTTAATTCCCACAAGTTCAGCACTTAATGCAACGCCTTTGTTTTCTTCATCGTTCACGAAATAACCGGCTAAGTCGCTTTATCGCTTTTCTTTTACCGCCCGGTATTGACTAAGTTTTAGCGGTGGAGGCAACGACAGCCTTCACCTTATAGGTTAAAATGTGATGTTTTTGCCTCTTTTCTTGGCATTGCCCCATCTATATGTTACTGATGATCTTTCCAGATTTAGTAATTTTGCAATAGATTTATCTGTTTGATCTGTGAATAATTTATAATACGCCACTTCTCTCTGCTTATCCGTCATCTCATAACACCATGCGAAACCTCTCTTCATCCACAATAGGCGTTCTTCCGCTTTTTCGTGTTGTTCTACCTCTTCAGCGTATTCGTATCCGTTATCCGGGAGATCGTTTAGCATCATCTAACTCTGTGAAGTATTCATCGATCTTTTTATTTATTTGATGATGACTGCCGGTGTTCTTTATATCTCCGAGTAACTTTTCAGCTTTTTGTATTCTCAGATGTAATTCTTTCAGAACTTCTTCGGCTGCTTGAATTCTTCCAGACCTCATCTTGCCACTGGTCTCATATTTGTTTTTGTCCTGCCGACACTTTTCTTTCCCCGGATGTATGGTGTCTTGCAACTTAAACATCTATACACTGGAAATTTATTAGCTGATGTCAGATATACTGATTCCGTTTCTTCCATTTGATAATGTCCGCAGTTTGTACATACATCGTCATCCATCAACACACCGAGATTCGGATGGTTCTTGATATATGGTCTTAGTTTCAAATATACTTCTTCCAGGCCCATCACATCATGTCGGTTATATCGTGCCATTTGTTTCAGCGAAAGCTGATCTCCTTTCATTGCTTTCGTCCATAAACTGAATTCTGTTTTTATTTTTTCTTCTAATTTGAAATACTTTGTGAGATAGTCCTGCTTGTATGACGGTGCTGCGAACTGACTCCTGGCGACCTTCAGCGTGTCGATGCTTTTGAACGGTGACGGCGGTTTCATCTTCTTCGATACGAATCTCCAGTTCAGCTTCCTGATGTCGAACCTGTCACCATTGTGTGCGATCACGATGTCCGCCTGGTCAAGCAGTTTCCATATTGACTTTAGTATTCGATTGTCATCATTTTGTTTTGCTTCTTCTGGCGTGACAACATCGTTTATTACTTTCTTATCATAAAGCCATTTAGCCGCCCAGCTTATAACAAACCAGTCATCAATGATATTACCGTGTGGAATTCTCTGTTTGTATAATCCCCATACATATACCTTCATCAGCGATGTTTCAATGTCGAATAATAGAATGCGTGGAAGTGAATCAGGTGCCTCTCCAACAGGTGACTGGAACTGTTTATTGCAAGTATAACATATCCATCTCTGTTGATTATTTCTTAAACCTTTCTTCGCTCCCCAACCTGAACCGCAATATGGACAGATCATCTTAAAACGGTATTTCTTTTTCCTTCTTTTCCGGTAGTGAGAACGCCAGTGATATCAGTTCCTTTGTCGGATCGTTCTTGTACGGCTTCTTCCATCCGGCGACTTTATATTCAACTCCTTCGATCTCACAGTTCCCGCTGAAGTCCGGTTGTTTATCGTTTTCCTTATCGTTGACGAATAACACGCCACGCTTTTCTGTTTCGTATTTACTCATTACTTTCCTTTTTCTTTTTTATTGACATAAATCTTTTCCAAGCCGCACGTTTACGATTGCGATTCCTTCGCCATTCAGTGTGACTTCGTTTCTTTTTTCTGTGTTTACTTATTGGCATCTATCTTCCTATCTCTAATAGAGTTCTTCATTTGTTCAATAGAATGTCGCTGTCCCATTTTATAAAAACCTTTCATTAGTTCTGATTCTATCACAACTTGATCTATTAGATTCATTTTATATCTCTTATAAATAAATTTCACTTCTCTTGATAAAAAATATCTATCATCCCATGGATGACTGTCTGATACTATTGGTTTATTAACAAGAATATCATTTATATATGACATTACATCTTGATGTAAGTAGAACCATTCCCCCATTGCTCTAAATCCTTTTAAGGTTAATTGTGTCAATATAGTATATTCCAATTTTCTATTCCCCGATATAAAACCATATAATCTGGTTTCAAAAGGAACTTGATTTTTAATTGCACTAAATCGTTTTTTGGGATTTTGACTATAACCAACTTTTAAATATTCTGGTGACGTAATAAAATATACATACCCATTTTTATCCATCTATTTTCCCCAGCCAATCATGCAGTTCCTGGACAGCCATCCAGCGACCTTTGTGTTTGAATACTAATACCGGCAGTTTACCAAGTGGACAATCACCTTCCGCCTGTTCCCACCATTTCCCGAATACCAGGTTCTTGTGATTCTTTATTTCAAAGTGACAATCGTGGATCACGGAATCAATGTTGATATCTATGATGTCGCCTTTTATTGAAAGACCGCCAGAGTTCGGTGTTCTCCTGACATTTGTTCCTAATGCACGGTTGATGATCTTCGCCACTTCCAACTCACCACGCTTTCCTTTGTTACGTATGTTTACCATGCATTCCTTTCACGATATCTTCGTTGCCGTTCCATTGATGATTCGTGTTTACCGTTCCACCAACCATCTCCCCACCACCAGCCGTTATGTCCTTCAAAGAATTCATCACGGGACTTTTTGTATGCTTCACTTCTTATTCCGTTTTTAAATGGAAATTTCCAGTTCTGAACCTTTCGCCAGTCGAATTTATTATCAGTCATATTAAATATTTTATTCTTTCCATTATTAACTGAGCCACTTGTGGCACTATGGCGTTTCCGAGTCCTTTAAGTCTGTCCACCCGACTGGGAATCCCATTAGCCACTCTACCCAGTTCGGGTTCAATTGCCCACCAATTCCTTTTTCTGGTTCTACTCTGAAATCCAGTCTGTTTGTTGGATCGTTGGCTCTCTTGTGATTCGGACTCCATCCTTTGTGATCGCTTCCTGTCGGTGTCGGGAACATATTTCTCATCTTTGAACTCACTGAATATGGAATTCCTTCCTGTACTTTTGCCGCCAGATTTGGAATTGGATATTTTCTTGTTTTGTTTCCAGGATATCGTTTCTCGTAACTTGGATTCGCTCCTTGTGCCGTTGGAGTATGCCACATCTTCGGATGGAACTTCTCCGTTGATACTTGTTCTTGCAGACATCCCGGAACGTCTTTTCTGCCTATACTCTTTCGATATTCTGTTCTCTTTTTTCTCCTGTCTTTCGATGGTTGTATTTGTACTGTCCCCGGAGTAAGCCACAATCCAGATCCGTTTTCTCCTGTGCCACGCACCAACATCGTCTGCTCCCACAATCTGCCATTCCGTATCATAGCCGATCTCGGTAAGGTCTGAGAGAACACGTTCAAGTCCTCGATGAATGAGCATTGGTACGTTCTCAATGAGTGCGTATCTCGGTCGTACTTCGCTAATAATGCGGTGCATCTCTGTCCAAAGACCAGACCTCTTTCCGGTGATGCCTTCTCCTTTTCCTGCGATGGAGATGTCCTGGCACGGAAATCCGCCTGTGAGGAGATCGATGTCTTTGAAGTCGTTTCCATTTAGTTTTGTGATATCATCGTAAATCGGTACACCAGGAAAATTCTTCTGTAATACTTTCTGAGCATATTTTTCTATCTCACAGAATCCAACGATGTCCAGTAAATCGCCCCATGTCCACTTTGCAGCCAAAGCGAATCCGCCAATACCTGAGAACAGGTCAAGCATCTTAATTCTTGAAGGTGATCCAACGCCAACCGCCGGATATTCAACATCCAACACAATGGATTATTAAATAACTAATGACCACCTTCATAGACTTCCCCAACCTCAT